GGCGTTCAAGCGCGTCCTCGTAGCTCTGCGCGCCCTCGATCGCCCCGCGGACCGGGCCGAGCATCTCGGTCATCGCCGGCTCCCAGTCCGCCAGCATCTCGTCGCGGATCTCGTCCAGCTCGTCGTCGGGGCCGTCCTCGCGCGCCAGCGCCATGCGCCGCCCGGCCTCGAAGGCGAGCTCGCGTTCGTGCGCGCGCTTGCGCCAGCGAGCCCTCCACCTCCGCCGGCGCGCCGCCGAACACCTCGTCACCCTCCTCGGGGTCGGACATGCCCACCCGCCGCCGTGCCTCGGCCGCGTTGAAACGCACGCCCGCGCTGGCCAGCGCGGTGATGTTTTCGACCAGCTTCTCGGTGTCCTCGGGCTCCTCGATCTCGATCAGCAGGCGCGGGGGCGGCACGCCTTCGCCGAAGTTGAAGCTCACGAAGGGCGCCACCAGGTCGCGGTTGATCGCCGCGGAGACCGAGCGCGCGTCGGCCTGCGCGATGTCGAGGCGCACGTCGTTGTGGACTTGCGCCTGCGCCATCGACGAGCCGTCGTCGGTGGTCATGGTCTGGCCCAGCACCGCCTTGGACACCTGCTCGTCCACGTAGCGGGCGAGGTTCTCGAAAATCGGCTCGGTGCCCTGGCCGCTCTTGGTGTCGACGAACTCGATATCCATGAACTTGGGGATCACCGCGGCGGCGTCGGTGCCGATATTGGCCACCGCGCGGAAGAGCGTGGCAATGTCCTTCTCCGACGCGCCGGGGCCGTAGCGGCCCAGCCTGAGCGGCAGGCCGTAGAGTTCGACGAAGGCGATCCAGTCCTTGAGCGTGTAGGCCTTGCACAGCCAGCTGAAGGCCACGACCCGCGCCAGCCCGCCGCGGAAATACTGCCCGGATTTGAGGGTTCCGACATGCACGATGTGCTTGTGCTCGACGAGCGGCACACCGTTCATCGGGTCGGCCTCGTCGCGCAGGCGGATCTCCCGGCCGGTGTCGCGATCCGGCTGGAAGAAGCGCGGCGGTCGATGGATGAAGCCGCGCGGCGCCCAGTGCACGCGGTTGTTGTGTCAGGCGATTGCGACCACCGAGAAGCCCTTGCCGATATTGTCGAGCAGGTTCTCGACCAGCGCGGGGAAGCCCTCGTGTCCGGCAATGTACGTCCTGACCGCCTCGGCAACCTCCTTGTCGCGCGCGCTCTCCGAGGCGGGCTTGATCGTGGGCGCGACCCCGGAAATCGCGCGCTTGCGCTGCCCCAGGACCGAGGCATAGTGCGGGTCGCGTTCCTCCATTTCCTCGGCCAGTGTCATGAAGGCATCGGTCTCGCCCCTGTCGCAGTCGGCCAGGATCGACGCCAGGCGCGCCGGCGTCAGGCCGGTGGCCACGCTCTCGGCCCAGGCATTGCGCACGCCGGTGATCCCGCCCTCGTCCTGCGGCTCGGTCAGATCCCTGTGCCGGGGCTTGAATACCCTGTTGAAGAGGTCTGCAATCGCCATCACCAGATGCCCTCCCTGGCACTGAAGCCCGCGGTCACGCTCACGCGGCGGCCGTCGTCACCCGACGGCCCGCCGCGCGGCACCGCGCTGTAGCTGTGTTCCTGGTAGTCCATCCTGAGCGCCGAGCAGAGCAGCATGAGCGAGACGAACCCGTCGCCGTGCCGCCCCTTGTGCCGGGCGTCGGGGATCGTGGGGATGCCGCGCTTGAGCTTGACCGCGCGCATGTCGTCCTTCAGGTCGCTGTCGCGCGGCAGCTCGATCGTGCGGTCCTCGAAATGCTGCTTCAGGCGGGGGCCATGTTCGAGGTATTCGCCCTGGCTGAGCTTGACCGCCTCGATCCGGTCGTAGCCGTACCGCTCCTGCGCGCGCTCGGCCAGCCCCAGCCCGTTGCCGGTCGCGTCGAACTTGCCGGCCACGAAGCGGGGCAGGTGATCGCAGATGAAGCAGAGCACCTGGAACTGCTGCTCGATCGGCATGTTCCTCAGCTCGACCACCAGCGGCACCACGACGGTCAGGTCGGACCGCTCCTGCCCGACGCTCAGCACCGTCAGGTCCGAGCTGCGCCCGAAATCCTCGCCGAGCGCGCTCAGACGTTCCGGATCGAAGCGCTTCAGGTGCGGGGCCACCTCGTTGTCGAGGAAGGACTGCACATAGGCGCGCCGCTCGTCCGCCGCCCGGAGCTCGAAGCCCGGCGGGCAGGTCAGGCGCGCGACATGGTGCGCGTCCGACATGCAGGCCTCGACCGAGGCGCCCGAGATATAGGCGCCCGAACCGCGGCGGGGGATGCAGAAAAGCTCCTCGTCCGCGCCGTCGCCGTAGAACTCGATGAGGTCCTGGCGCCACCGCGCCTCCGCCTCCGGCGACCAGTCCTTGCCGGTCACAAGGCAGATGCGCCGGTAGAGCCCGTCACGCAGCGCCTGGTCCAGGTCGAGCCTGAGATGCGCGTAGGGCCGCTTGCCCGAGACCACGTCCTGCACCAGCTGGTTGAACGGGTTGTCGTCGCCGTCATGCGTCGAGCAGACGACGACCTGCCCGCCCCACATCAGGAAGGCGAGCGCGGCCTTCATCAGCTCCTCGATGCTGTCGACGAAGGCCGCCTCGTCGATGATCACCACGCCCTGCTTGCCGCGCAGGGATCGCGGGGCGGAACTCAGCGCCAGTATCTCGAAGCCGCTGGCAAAGCGGATGCGGAAGGCCTGGATCGACTTGTCGCCGCTCGCGTCGCGGTCCTCGAACACCGTCTCCTCGGCCTCGCTCGCGGCCTCGCTGAAGGCGCGCGCCCACATGGCGCAGGCGTCGATGAACTCGCGCGTCATCTCCTGGCTGTAGGAGATATACATCGCGTCCATGCCGCCCGCGCCGCGCGCAGCACGGCATAGGCCCCGAGCGCCCAGGTCAGCCCGATGCGCCGGCTCTTCTCGATCACCAGCACCTGCGTGGCGGCGCTGTCGAGCAGGCTCACGGCCTTGGCCTGATAGGGCAGCAGCACCTCTGGCAGCCCGACCTCGTCGATCAGCTCGGGCATGGCCGCCGTCGCCTCGCGGCGCTGGCGCTCCCATTCCTCGCGGCTGACAGGGGCGGTCATCGGGCGGCCTCCCGATGAAGTTGCTCAAGCGTCACCCGCGTGATGCGGCCGCGCTACGGCTCGGACCTGCCGCGCCTGAAGGACAGCCCGCTCAATGGCGAGACGCAGGTGGACCTCTTCCAGGCCACGGCGGAGGCGATCGCGGCCTGGGAGCCGCGCATCCGCCTGACCCGCGTGCGGATGGACGAGGCGGGGGACGGACACGCGACGCTGCGGCTCTTCGTCGAGCGCGCGGACGGCACAAGCGACGAGCTCGACGTCGCCGTGAGGGGGATCGCCGCATGAGCCTCGCGAACGGCATAGACCTTTCGGGTTTGCCGGCGCCGCAGGTGGTGCAGCCGCTCGATTACGAGGCCGAGCTGCAGGCCATGAAGGACCTTGTGCTGAGCAAGGCGCCGGAGCTCGCCGACGTGCTCGACCTCGAGAGCGAGCCGGTGGTCAAGCTGCTGGAGGTGGCGGCCTATTACGCGCAGCTCAAGACCGCCGAGATCAACGACGGCGCGCGGGCCGTGCTGCTGGCGCACGCCACCGGCGCCGACCTCGACAACCTCGCCGCGCTGCTGGGCGTCGAGCGGCAGGTGGTCGACCCGGGCGATCCTGACGCCGCCCCGCCCGTGCCGGCCACGATGGAAACCGACGCCAGCCTGCGCCAGCGTGCCAATCTCGCGCCCGAGGGCTGGACGACGGCCGGCCCGGAGCGGGCCTATGTCAAGCACACGCTCGACGTCGACGGGCGCATCCGCGACGTGCTGGCCACATCGCCCGCGCCGACCGAGGCGCGCGTCGTCTACCGGGCGACGGAGGCGGACGGCACGCCGGTCACCGACCTCGACACGGCGATCGCCGACCATATCGGGTCCGACGACCTGCGCCCGCTGGGATCGCGCCTGACGGTGGCGGCCGCCACGACCACGGGTTTCGACGTCACGGCCACGCTCACGATCGAGGACGGCCCGGCGCCGTCGGTGGTGCAGGCCGCGGCGCAAGCGGCGCTGGCCGACTACCTCGCCACGGCCGAGCGCATCGGCCGGCCGGTGCGCCGGGCCAAGATCATCGGGGCGCTGGACGTGGAGGGCGTGCGCGACATCGCGCTGACCGCGCCCGCCGCCGACGTCGACCCGGGCGCCGAGGGCGTGGCCGTCGCCGGCACCATCACCGTCACCACGGAGCTTGCCGCATGACCTCGCTCCTGCCCCCGAACCGCACCACCGCCGAGGCCGCGCTTGAGGCGGCGATCGCGCGGATCGGCGCCGCGCCGGTGCCCATATCCAGGCTCTGGTCGATCGACGATTGCCCGGCCGACCTGCTGCCCTGGCTGGCCTGGTCGCTGAGCGTCGACGCGTGGGACACCACATGGTCCGAGCAGCGCCAGCGCGACGCGATCCGCGCCAGCGTGGATATCCACAGGCTGCGCGGCACGAAGGCGTCGGTCATCCGCGCGCTGGAGGTGCTCGACTTCCGCACCGAGATCGAGGAGTGGTGGCAGGTCGCGGGCACGCCCGGCACGGTGACCGTCAAGGCCTTCGGCCGCGACATCTTCGAGAGCGGCGCCACGCTGAACGCCGCGACGGTTGCGCAGCTCGACCGGCTGGTGCGGCGCAACAAGCCGCTGCACATCCACTACACGCTGCAGGTCGGCCTGCGCCACGACGTGACCGCGCTGGCCAGCACCGGCACCCGGGTGCGGGCGCGGGACCGCCGCTCCGTCGCCCCGGCCGCCCTTCCGAAGGAACTGGGCGCACAGGTCGCCGCGCTGTCGGGCACGCGGGTGCGCGCCCGTGACGTGCGCGCCGTCGCGCCTGCCGCGCCGCTGCGCGCGAGCAAAACCGAAATCGGCACCGCAGCCGGCACGCGCGTGCGCCGGGTGCACCGCATGACGCATCAATTCGAGGAGGCTGCCTGATGGCGCACGAGATCATCACCAACCTCGGCCTCGACCGGATCGCCACCGCGGCGGGCAGCGGGTCGAGCGTCGAGATCACGCAGGTCGCGCTGGGCGACGGGAACGGCGCGGTCTACGTGCCCGACGGCGGCGAGATTGCCCTGCGCGGCGAGCAGGCGCGCGTCGATATCACGGCGCGCTACCAGCTCAGCACCCACGAGTGGCGGGTGACGGCCGTCTTCCCGTCCTCGACGCCGAGTTTTCAGGTGCGCGAGGCCGGCTTTTTCAACGCGAGCGGCGATCTGATCTTCCTGACCGCGTTCGAGGCGGACGAGGTCCACCAGGCGGGCGGCTACGAGTACCTGCTCGATCATGTGCTGTCGTTCGCGTCGGTCGCGGACGGCGCGGTCATCGTCGAGGCCCCCGACGACGCGATCTTCGGCCAGGCGGTCGTGACCGGCGCGGCCATCGCGAATCTGCAACTGGAACAGCTTCGGCAGGCGGATGCACTGCGCCTTGTCACCGGCACATACTGAGGAAACGACCATGGCAACGACAGACCAGATCAATGACCTGATCGCCAACTACACCGACCTGAAGGCGTTCTACGAGGGCGAGCGCTCGGCGCTGGAGCAGGCTCGCGCAAACCTGCCGTCACAGATCATG